AACAACCTTCTCTTCATCTCGATCATTAAAATCTCTTACTACAAGATCAAATGATCCAAAGTCGTTATTAGGATCGCTCGACTTGGCGACGTTTTCAATGGATATCTTGTATCTTTGGTTTGCAACTGCACCATCAGAAATAGCGTGAACTCTAAAGAGGCTTCTTCTCTTTCCGCCGATTGTTTGAGAAATAACAAAGGGAGCATGAGGAGCTGCGTAGCGCTCTTTAAAGTTTTCGTAATTAGGAACAGCCGCTGATCCTGCATTTCTTCCTAAAGAAGAAGTTGTCAAGAAAGCAACATTTTCGTGGTTTGCTGGCTGCGCTGTTCCTGTTACAGGTAAGCATTGAGTTCCTGTGACCGCTGCAAATGCTGGGTAAACATCATACTGCGTATAAAGAACGTAACCGTGATCCTGTATTGCCTCTGGATCCCTATTAAAAACATTTCCAAAGTAATTTGTTGCCAGCGGATCAAAAGAAGCAGTAACAACATTCTTGAAAGGAGTATTTCTGTGGCCGTTCAGCAACATAACAAATTCTTGCTTTCCGGAACCGATATTAACTGTTCCGGTCAGACCACCCTTAAGAGTTCTACTATCAACTACAGGAGAAGGTGCAGCGGAATTTCTTCCTGCAACCTTATTAGAGGATGAAAGCGTGGGAACCACACCGGAGGCTGCAAAAACCACGCCTCGAAGAATTGGGCGTGCCCTCTCATCTCCAAGAACTTGAATTCCTGCATCACTGAATATTGTTGATCCTACCGACTGCGACATGAAACAACCTAAGAAGAAAGTTCTTCCTAGTGGGCCGTTCTGAACTGCGTTAGGATTGTGACCTATCAGTCCGGAACCTAAAGGCTCTCTTTGACCAACAACGAATCCTGCATTTGTGACGGATCCATCAGTTGAGCTTCTTTGCTTGCCATCACCCGCACCCAAAACTCGAACATACGTTAAAGCTCGTGCGTTGTTCAGCCACTGCTGGGCTGCTAAAGGTCCGAATTTGTCACCTTTAATGGCGCCAAACTTGTTTTGAAATTCCTGGGTATCTGCAACCAGAACAGGAACAAAGGCACGCCCTTCATCAGCTGTTCCAACTACACCTGCAGGAACACCGGAAGGACCGGACTTGCTGGGAGCGGAGATATCAATTTCTCTTGTGCTGACACCTGGACTCTTAAAGGTTAACTCTGCCATCAGACTTTTCTCCTGAATATGCTCAAAATATATCTATTACTCAAAGCTAACTCCTGAATTGGTAATTACGAAGTCTAGTGAAATAAACTCAATTGCACGAGTTGGAACCAGCACAATTTTACCATTTAGTCGATTTGAGAGAACATCGTCTGTAGTGTTGTTAGTATCATCCATTACAACCTTAAAGTTCTCAATTCCGCTCTGAGCTTGTATCGTAGCTAGAATAGGCGTTACTTGAGAAATAAATCTCGCGCGAGTTGCTGGAGTGTTTTGCTCAAACAATATTCTATTAGCTACGTCCGAAACTGCTCTCTTGACCTCAAGCATCAATCTTCTTACGTTGACGCGATCCAGTGCAGATTGAGCAGCCTGCAAGGTCTTTTGTCCAAAAATCACAAATCCCTGTTGTGGGAAGTTCGCGATCGGGTTAACCCTTGCATCGTAAAGTGTATCCCTGTCACCAGCAGTTAATCGAACTCCTGTGTTCTTGACAAAATCTAGGGAGCCGCGATTGAAGCCAGCTGGAGCAAACCACGGGAATGAAACTGCATCATTAAATCCTAGCGCGGCGATTGCTGCAACTGAGGGTGGGACTTTGACGCGTTCGTTATTTATGTCATCTTCGATTACAACATCTGGGAAGTATGCAGCCGCAGTGTTGTTATCAATTCTTCTTCCTTCAAACTGAGTTGAAGTCTTTGATACTGAGGGGCGCTCAGAAGAATCGTCGTAGATTCTATTGTCTGAGTCATCAAACTGTGGAATGTCCAGCAAGTAGATGGACATGCCATAATCCTTGTTTCGACTCATAGCATGATCAGTTACAAAGCTTTCTCTAATTCCAGGAATTGCTAGAATATTAGTGCTTACAGCGAATGGATCAGTCATTATATCTGCGGCTGCTTGGTATGATCTAACGCCGCTGTTATCTTTGCCCGCTCCGTTCTGATTGGCCGCGAATCCGGCCGGGACATAACCCGAAGCTGCTCCTCCGCCGGAATCGAGAGATACTGACTTATCATTTAAGCGGCGAGCGTTTTTATCCATTGTATTGACGCCGTCAAAGCCGCCGAAGAATACATTGGTAAACTTCATAAAGTCTGTAAATCTGTTGAAAGTTACAGAAGAAGTCTGTGCAAGAAGGGTTCCAAAAGTAATTCTATTAGAAAGGTCTGACCCCACTGTAATAGTGTATTGAGTTGAGTCTGGTATTCCGTTTCTAATGTATGCGGCATCCAGCATATGCTCAGAAACTGTTCCCGTAAGCTCTGTATCGTTGTAAACGCCTGTTGAGCTGCCGCCTGCTTGGTTGGGAAGGGCAACTCTTGCTAGGGTAAACTTGTTGTCATTAAAGTTATCTGCTCCAGAGCCTGTGTGAAGATTATCCATCTTCTTCAAGCCCAAGAACATGAGCTGATCTTGAAGCCCCTTATTTACCGAAGTCCCAACGTTAGCATTCAGGTTGGCATTGCCAACTGTTCCCGTGGAAGCCAGCGCAGTTGTCTTTACTCCAAAGTAAACTCTGTTGTCAACAACTTCAGTTGATCCGGCTTTTCCAACGAGGCCTGCAGTTGTGGAAACTGCGCCCCTGGTTGCTTTAAATGTCAAGGGAACTGGAGGAACAACCGAGCCCGTAAGGGCATCAATTGCGCTGTATCCTGCGAGTCGGGCTTGGCTTTTATTGGGCTGCTGATCTGAGTTTAGATCATTAGTCTTCAATGCAGGAAGACCTCGGAAGCCAAATGGTAGGGCAGTCGCAGGAATTATATCGTCAGCTACGTTAGAGTGCATAACTATGCGAACGTATTTAGACTTATTGGGAAACTTGCCCTGAACCATTACACGACGTTCATCAGGATCATCTGCATCAAAATTAAAGAACGCCTTCATGTCACCTATCATGCGGGCAACATAAGTTTCAGACGTGGGATCCAGATTACACCCGGGATATTCTTCTAGCACTTGTGGCGCGAAGTCAGAATCGCCGTAAGATCTAACTTGAACTGTAAATGTTCCTCTTTCTTGTGCGGGATCCGATGATCCTCGAATTGCCTTAATAGAGACTTTGAATTTGCGGTTGGCATATTCGCCGTCTGATATTGTTTCAAAGTGAAAGAGATCGAATTCTGTGTCACCGAAAGGCTGAGATATAAACTCTGTAGTTCGAGGCGTCTGGTACCTAGTATCAAATCTACCGAATGCAACTCTAAAAGCTTGTGCTGCTGGGTTATCACTCGAAGAATGGGCTGAACCTGAGAGCATGGCAACTGAATTGGTTGCTCTAGCCACCGTAGCTAATTCTGGCTCAACATCAAAAGCAGCATAAAGAAGATGCTTTTCTGCCGCAAATCGATCAGGATCTGTATTGAGCGTATTTCTAACGTAGTTTATACTTCTTGGATTTAGTGAAGCAGTAAAAATTCTTACTCCGGCGATGTTGTCATCATTACCGTATGATGTTCCTGCGGAAGTAGACACAAAAAGCTTGAATTCATCTTTTAGGACTGCGGTTTTTCCACCAACTGTCGCAAACTCATTGAATGCGGTTTTAATGGTTGCACCGGTCTGGTTGTGATTAAGAACCCCAAGCCTTGCATCATTTGTTGTAAACAAAACTGCTCTTACAAGATTGGCGTCGGCGTTTCCAATGGTAGAATTATCAGTGAAAACTGGAAAGCCAAATGCTTCAGATGCAGATACAACATGCTTTGCTGTTAGAAACTGCACTGTCCCCATGTGCCCGAGTGGCTGGATGTTTGCAGCGACTGCGGTTGAAGCCAGGCTAAATCCGGCATTTTTAACCGTGCCCTGGGCTCTAGTTGTATTTATATCAGAAACGGAAGTGTTGGAACCAGCGCCAAGCACTCTCACATATGTTACAGCGTCTCTGTTCTTAAGAAATTCCCGGACTGCATAGGGGCCAAATCTTTTTGAATTAAGACCTCCAAACTTAGTTTGAAAGTCAGCAAAAGAGCCCACAGTCACTGGGACAAAAGCAGGTCCTTTTTCAGCGGTTCCAATAACGCCAGCGGGGGTTCCTATAGGAGGATTTTCACGCTGGGTTAAGTCTACCTCTTGATCAAAAAAACCGGGAGATCTAAATGTTTGTTCGGCCATTGAAACGGTCTCCTAGCACATAACTATCTATAAATATTGGGATTAAGATCAAAAGTCCCTTAAATGTCCCCCAGTTTCTTGATGATTCTCGCTTTAACAACTGACTCACCCTTTCTTTCGTTTCGAGACAAGACTTTTAAAATCTCAACTTCGTTCTCTCCCGTTACGGGATTTTTAATAATATTTCTTACTTTTTCTACAGTTCTTCTATCAGAATCGACTACATTTCCGTCGCGCCCGATATCCTCAATGTCCTGTAAAATAAAGTCATCGACATCTCCAGAAACTGGAGGTTTATTTCTCTCTTCTCCTACAAGAGGGGCATTTACCTGGAACATTTCAAAAGATACATCAGGAGCAGATAAAAACTTTCTAAAAGGCGATGGATCACCTGGATTTTGAGGTGCAATTAAGTAGCCCGTCACTGTAAAGTTTAAGGTGTATCTTACAATTCGCTCTTGGTCTGTGAAATCATCAAAATTATCTGCATTGGTCAGGGTATTGTCAACGAACGCAATAAAATAATAGCCTTTGTCACTAGTTATCTTGAATTCGTGCCTTGCAGAACCTGACGGGCTGTATGAAGACATCAGAGTCTCTATAAGCTGGTTCATGTGCGTTACATAATTTGTCCAAAAAACTACTTCATAACTAATTGAGAAAAAAGTAGGGTTAGGAACGGTAATAATTTCAAAAATATTTTTTCCAAGATCAGGCTTGAGGGAGTAGCCCGGGTATGTATCACCTACAAATTCTGCCTCTGGCCTTCTAGAGCCCACCTTCCC